AAAACCAGAACGTGCTGATGATGAAACCCGTCAAAGCATTTGCATACCAAGATCATCAGGCGCATATCACGGTACACATGTCTGCTATGCAGGATCCGAAGATTATGGCTCTCTTACAAAACAACCCGATGGCTCAGCAGTTGCAATCTGCAATGATGGCACATATCAACGAGCATCTTGGGTTTGAGTATCGCAAGCAGATCGAGATGCAGTTGGGTATGAGCTTGCCACCACAGAAGGATGAGGCTGGTGAACCTATTGAAATGAATCCTGAAGTCGAAGCGCGTCTTGCTCCTATGTTAGCGATGGCTGCACAACGTCTATTGCAAAACAACCAAGCTGAAGCTGCACAACAGCAAGCTCAGGCTCCAGCGCAAGACCCGATGGTTCAGATGCAACAAGCCGAACTGCAAATTAAGTCAGGCGAACTTGAGCGCAAGAAGCAGAAAGACCAGATAGATGCGCAACTCAAACAAGCTCAACTGCAGATTGATAAAGAGCGTGTAGATAACCAAGCGCAAGCTGACGGTCTTCGTATTGGAGCCAAGTCTACTTACGATAAAGAGAAGTTAAACGCCGATCAAATGGCACTAGGTTTAAAGATTGGCCTCGATGCAGAGAAAGCCAAGATGCAATCACAACAGCGTAATCAACAACCGACAAAAGGTGAGTAATGAACGCATTTGAAGTTATCGTCAAAGAGATTGACGAAAAAGTACAACAACTCGGAGAGTATGTAAGTAGCGGCAACGCTACTTCATTCGAAGAGTACAAAAGACTGTGTGGTGAGATTAGAGGTCTTCTCATTGCACGGGGATATACCCTAGACCTCAAAAACCGCATGGAGAACTCTGATGAGTGAAATCCTTATCGGCTCAAACCCCGATAACCCGCAAGTAGTAGGTATGTATCGCTCCGAGGCCACCCCCGAAGAGAAAGCAAGTCAGTTACCCCGTCCCTCTGGCTATCACATCCTGTGTGCTATCCCTGAGATTGAGAAAGAGTATGACAGCGGTATTGTTAAAGCCGACGAGACCATCCGTGTTGAAGAGGTACTAACTACTGTTTTGTTTGTAGTTGATCTTGGCCCGGATTGTTACAAAGACCCAAATAAATTCCCATCAGGTCCTTGGTGCAAGAAAGGTGACTTTGTGTTGGTTAGACCCAACGCTGGTTCAAGACTTGTCATTCACGGTCGTGAGTTCCGCATGATTAACGATGATACGGTCGAGGGTGTCGTAGATGACCCACGCGGTATCAAGCGCAAATAAGGAGTAGATATGGATAAGGACGAATTTAAGTTTCCCGATGAGATTGAAGATAAGGGTAAACCCTTAGCTGAAGGTGGTAACGTCGAGGAACAGTTTGAGTTTGAAGTTGAGGACGACACTCCTGCGGAAGACCGAAATAAGGAGCCAATGCCAAAAGAAATTGTTGAGGAGCTAGAGCAAGACGAGTTGGAAGACTATTCTGACAAAGTTAAGCTGCGCCTCAAGCAGATGAAGAAGGTATGGCACGATGAGCGTCGTGCGAAAGAAGCCGCTTACCGTGAACAGCAAGAAGCCGTAACGCTTGCAAGACGGGTAATGGATGAGAACGAACGCCTAAAGAAACAGTACACAGCGGGTGAAAAGGAATACGCTGAAACTGTTAAGGGCGCTGCAGAGATGCAGCTCGAGATGGCTAAGAAGGCATACAAGGAAGCTTATGATTCCGGTGATGCTGACCAGATCGTAGATGCTCAGCAAGCGATGCAAGAGGCCAACATTCGGCTCATGCAGGCAAAGAATTTTAGACCTAATACTGTACAAGAACGAGAAATTCCTGTACAAAGTCAACAAGAACAGATTCAACAGGCTCCCCAGCCTGATCGTAGAGCGATGGCGTGGCAAGAGCGCAATCCTTGGTTCGGTCAAGATGAGGAGATGACTGCTTCAGCACTTGGGCTTCACGAAAAGTTAAAGCGCAATGGCGTCCCAGTTGGGTCTGATGATTATTATGCGACATTGGACAAAACAATTCGCAAGCGGTTTTCGGAGTACTTTGACGACTCTGAACCAGAAACGAAGGTGGAAACGCCCCGTACAAAACCAAGCACGGTCGTAGCGCCTGCAACTCGTAGCACCGCCCCCAAAAAGGTGAAGCTCAAGCAGTCGCAGATGGATACCATCAAAAAACTTGGTATCACCCCTGAACAATACGTCCGTGAATTTATGAAATTGGAGAACGCAAATGGCTGAAAACCGTTTATCTCGTGAGCTTGAAACTCGTGCAACCCAACAGCGCCCTAAGCAGTGGGCACCGGCGGAATTGCTCCCAGAGCCAGACAAACAGGCTGGGTTTGCTTATCGTTGGATCCGCGTTTCTACTAATGGGCAAGCTGACCCACGTAATCTTTCTGCCAAACTCAGAGAGGGATGGGAGCCTGTTAACATTAGTGAGCAACCACAATTCCAACTGCTAGTCGATCCCAACAGTCGCTTTAAAAGCAACATTGAAATCGGCGGGTTATTGCTTTGCAAGACTCCTGAAGAGTTTGTTGGACAGCGTAATCAACATTATGCAAACCAAACGCAAGCTCAAACGGATGCTGTAGACAATCACTTAATGCGCCAAAGCGATGCGCGGATGCCGCTCTTTAAAGAGAGTAAGTCTGCAACGACCTTTGGTAAAGGTTCTTAAATTTAATTTTTGGAGTTAAACATGGCTTACCCCACTATTGAAAAGCCTTATGGCTTTAAGCCAATCAATCTGATTGGTGGTCAGGTGTTCGCCGGTTCCACTCGTAAGATGCGTATTGCTAGCGCGTATGCAACTTCGATTGGTTACGGTGATCTGTTAGTTCGTGCAACTGATGGTACTGTTGAGCGTTCGGCTGCTACAACTACTAAACCCACTGGCGGCTTCGCTGGCGTGTTTCTTGGTTGCGAGTTCATCAACCCAAGTACTGGTCAACTGCAATTTCAACAAAACTTTATCGGTGGTACAACAGTAACAACCGGTTACATCACAGCTTATGTTTGTGATGATCCAGATGCACTGTTCCAAGTTGCTGTCGTTTCTGGCACAACAGTTGTGACCGGCGTTCAATTTACTTCTGTTGGCAATAACGCAACAATCGTAAACAACACCACAATCACTAATGCTGGTAACTCACAAGTTGCACTTCTTGATTCGACTGCTGATACAGCTACGCTGACCATCCGCATCGTTGATGTTGTGCCTGACACCGCTTATATTTCTGGCGGCAACACGCTGTATCCTGAAGTGATCGTAAAGTTCAACTTCGGTATGCATGCATACGAAACCGCCGTCGGCGTATAAGGAGCTAAATCATGGCTATTTCACGCGCACAACTATTGAAAGAGCTGCTCCCCGGCCTGAACGCATTGTTCGGTTTGGAGTACGCACGTTATGGTGAGCAACACAAAGAGATCTACGAAACAGAGACCTCTGAGCGTTCGTTCGAAGAAGAAACCAAACTTTCTGGCTTTTCGGCTGCACCTGTTAAGAACGAAGGTTCTGCAATTGCATACGACAACGCTCAGGAAGCTTGGACTGCTCGATACAACCATGAAACCATCGCACTAGGGTTTTCCCTTACGGAAGAAGCAATTGAAGATAACCTGTACGACTCTTTGTCGGCTCGTTATACCAAGGCTCTCGCCCGCGCAATGGCTTACACCAAGCAAGTCAAGGCTGCTGCTGTTCTGAACAACGGCTTCTCAGCGTCCTACACGGGCGGTGACGGAGTTGCACTGTTTAGCGCATCACACCCATTGGTTGGCGGTGGCGTTAACAGCAACATTCCCGGAACCCCTGCAGACTTGAACGAAACTTCGTTGGAAAACGCAGTTATTCAAATCGCTGCTTGGACCGATGAACGTGGTCTGTTGATCGCTGCTAAGCCTAAGAAGTTGGTCATTCCTCCTGCACTTCAGTTCGTTGCAACTCGTTTGCTCGAAACAGAATTGCGTGTTGGTACGGCTGACAACGACATCAACGCAATCAAGAACAACGGTTCGATTTCGGAAGGTTATACAGTTAACAACTTCCTGACCGACACCAATGCTTGGTTCTTGACGACTGATGTGCCTAACGGCATGAAGCACTTTGTTCGTACTCCTTTGTCGCAGTCGATGGACGGGGATTTCGATACAGGGAACGTTCGTTATAAATCTCGTGAGCGCTATAGCTTCGGCTGGAGTGACCCTCTCGGAATGTACGGCTCCGCTGGTGCCTAAGCCTTATAAATCAAGCCTCTACGGTTGATTCGACCCCACCCTTGCGGTGGGGTTTTTATTAAGTTATAATTCCCCGTATCGTAACCAAGGAGCCGATATGGAACACCCAAAAACACGTAGTGAGGCAAAAGCTGCTGGCGCAACACATTACTTCACAGGGGAAACATGTAGTCGTGGGCATATAGCCCTACGTAAAACCAAAGGGTCTTGCGTTGAGTGCGTCAAAGAAGATTGGGTAATCGACAATGAACGCCGTAATAAATTACCAAAGTCCGAAGCTGCCAAGAAAGCAGGACGTCGCTATTACGAAAAAAATAAGGACATGGTTAAGGCTAGAGCATCTGCCCGCCCTGCTAGTGAGGCTCGACAATACAAAACTAAATACAGAGACCAACACCCAGA